GCGCCAGCAGCGGCGAGCGACAAATAAGTGACGTTATTGGCGAGGTTGGTGAATAGATGGTTGGTGTGGTTGTAATAATTCGTCGGGTCAGTGCTGTCGCCGCTCTGGAATGTTCCACTACCATCTGGGTTGGTTATAATGGTGTAATGACCAGCCGCACCAGAACTCAAAGCAAGGTATTGCGCACCTGCATTATTGCGAAGCGTTACGCCTTTTGCAGCAGAAGTTATGTTAAGGTTTGCAGCGCCGCTGATTGTCAGCGCCCCGGTAAGTGTTCCACCTGTGATCGGCAGCACTTGCGTCCAAGCTGCATTCAACCGGCCGTAAGTATTGCCATCGGAGGGTGCTTCAGCAATTCCCCCACCACTTCCTCCAGAAGAAGCAATAGTTAGTGTATTCGCGACATCGTTGTAAGTAACCGTTACGTTGGTGCCCGCAACCAATAAGGATGCAACGCGATCATCCACCACTTCCGAAAAATCAGTAACCTGCGAAGCTGTGTGAGTGTGTGATACAGACGCTTTCAACGCATCTTGAGAATCGACATAAGCGACAGAAGCACGAGAAGTATCTGTGGGATGGACATGGTCGCCACGAGAATATTCAATGGACGCGCCGGGGCTTGCCACACCATCCATGATCGGATTAGTGCTGCTCGGAACTCCACCTCCTCCGCCTCCACCAGTTTCCGGCGTAATTCCCCACTTCTCGCCATCCCAAGTGTAATTGCCGTACACTTGGCCGACTGTGGGGTTGCTCGGAAAATCAAAAGCCATTATTCGTTCTCCGCCGGATCTAAATCCGGGCCTATCGGCTTAACCTCGACTTCAACCTTGCCGTTCGCGATGTCTTCGAGAAGCTTGATGGATTGAGATATCGCGTTCCATTCATTTCCCGTGGTTGGAATGATGCCGCTCGCTCGCTGAAGATACATGATCAATGCAATTGCCTCTTGCTGCTTCATGTGGATTCCAATGCTTCAACGCGATCCAACAAATTCGATACTGCAGCCCAAAGATAAGGGGTACGGCGGGATTGATCCATTCCCCACAATTCACCTTCGCGATAAGGTGGGGAAGCCAGATCGGACGACACCGCATGGGAAGTCTGTGCACCCCAACCCACCGCATATTCTCCGGTGTTTTTCCAGGTAAACTCACGGACCGGATCGGCACGGATAATAGCGATGGCTACTTGTGGGTCGTACGGCCCAATAAAATCTTTCTTTGTCTCGTCGGACGTCGTATTGTATTGTGTCCCGCTAAGCGTCGTGGTAACTGACCCAACAATCGCGCCTGCTCGGTAAAACAGATTGGCCGTCAACTGCGCGTTGGTGGCGGAATAAGTATCCGCGAATGATGTGCCGAAAGTAGCGGCTCCATTATAGGACACCAGCAATGCCTCAACCGAAATGCCAGTGGGATTGTTTCCCAGACGTAATGCCCCCGGCATATAAGATGGATTGTTGCCACCATACAAGAACCAGTTGCTGTTTGACCCCGCCGACAATGTGTTGGAATAAAACGCGTACTGGTTGACGATGGAACCACCAGTTTGATTGATGCCATCCAACATCATAAAGCCGATGGCATTATCCACAAATCCACTAAATGCCCCGCCTTGGAAAGTAAATCCAGCCATCTCATTAACATGACCGGTTGACCAATATATGGGGCGCGATTGGAAGGAATGGATATGATTCATTGGCGTGGTGCAAACGCCTTTAAATTGCGGCGCACAGTCAAATGACGAGTACCCGGAAAATGCACTCCCAGTAACATTCTGCGTCATCACGCTTTCGTCGCGAACCGCGTGGGAATTCAACAATCCAGACGCTGGTGTATAAGCTCGATTAAGTAACACCAGACTATCATCGCCGGAATAAGCGCCGTTACCTACATAAACAACGCCAAGTGCGTTCTGATTACATAATACAAGCTTGCCGGTGCCTTTGGGATTGATAAAGAAATTTTCGTTAGCAGCCGAGGAAGTTGCGGATAGATAAACACCAGCCCCCGCCGCTCTTGCTTGTAGATTTACCCCGGTTGCCGCTGCCCCGATGGAAGTATCAACCGAAAACGTGGAATTAACCGCGCCGTTCGGTCCTAGCACAAGAGCGAGGGCGCTCGCAATCGTGAATGTGTTAGCTAAATTCAACCCGGCAACTTTGTTCCACGCGGCATTGACACGACCGTAGGCGAACCCATCGGAGGGCGCATCGCCCAAACCGCCACCACCGGTTACGACCGACCAAGCGCCATTCTTACGGCCGTAAATGTTGCCGTCGGAAGGAGCGTCGGCCAAACCACCGGGGCTAACAGCCCATCCTTGATTTCGGCGGCTGTAATAATTGCCATCATTCGGCGCGTCAGTCAAAGTGGGCGGCACAACCGACCAAGCGCCGTTTTTCCGACCGTAAAGATTACCATCGGCGGCGGCATCGGTTAGGCTCGATATAATCGACCAAGCACCAGCCTTACGTCCATAAGTGTTGGTATTATTCGGGGCATCCGAAAGCGTCGGAGTCCACCCTAGATTTCGGCGACCATAAACTACACCATCGATTGGAGCTTCTGGAAACCCCCCTCCCTCGCCGCCGATCCCCACCCATTGGTCGGAATTGCCGTCGTTATACCGGAGATATAAAATTCCGGTATCACTTTCCCACCACAACACACCTGGAATTGGGGCTATCGGCGGCGAATCCGAAACATAGACCGACTTCATCTTATCGATGATGTCAAAATTGGTGTTTAACTTCTCGCCCCACGTGTCGTCAGAAAATCCGACGTCGGGCTTGGTCAATCCCATGTTTTGCGTATAGTCGTCGGCCATGCTGCTTCCTACTGACAATACGTTGGATTAACCAACGGCTTCCAAATTTCCGGTGCATCGCAGGCGAATTGTGGTAGAGACGAACTCCAGTTGGGCGGCGCTTCCACGGCAGGGTTCCAAACTTCGATTGGAAATTCCGGAATTGAAACCCATGGCGGTTGTTCTACGGGCGGTTGTAGGTCGTAGGATTTCCTTCCGTATTTGGCTAACCCGTACTTCCTACCCAAACGTCTTCCTCCGGGTCTGCATCAACACGGAACCGCTCGCCATATCGATCTTGTGCTGTGCATTCATTCCATTCACCATCCGCACCACTTCTTTGTCCCACATCTGGTTACGCTGGTCTTCGATGGCATACATCGAAGCGACGTGCAGAATTTTGAGGGTATAAACCGTCTGGTGATAGCAGTTCGGCCAGTTGTTGAGGTCGTTCGTCAACGGTGGAATATTTTGATAATACGTCAACTCGACGTCAACTTCTTCGGCCGGTTCACCCAGAACCAGATAGTTGCCAAGAATTGTGTAACGGCTCACCCTGGAAGTGTAGGGCGGTGCGGGGTCTTCCGGAAATTCGGGATTGTAGAATGCGTCGGGGGTCTGGTAGCGACAAACACCATTGGTGTCCAGCCTGCGAACCAGCCTAACTTCCTGCCAATCGAGAGGAAGTGCCACGCGATCCGTGATCACCTTGGTAGTATCGATCTGAACCATGTGTTTGACGCGAAGCGCGGTGGACAAATATTCCTCCGCCATACGAATCCAAGTAGTTACTACTTCATCGGGGTAAACGTCCGCACCGATGGCGAGCCACTTACGGATTTCTTCGCATTTGTCGGTGAGAAATGTTGCCATTATTTACCAACCCGTCCTTGCCAGACCCTGAACGCTGCGTTGTCGGGATCATCGAGCCACTTGGCCCAATCTTTCTCATCCCAATCTTCTCGCATGGCTCGTTCTGCGACGGTAATTGGCACTCCACGAGCGACCAGCTTGTTGGTGCTCCGGGTGGGATGCAATTCCCTCATGACCTTATTATTTTCGATAATCTGGGTCATGTCTTGTTCGGTGTAGACGTGTATTATTTCAGGCTGATCGTCCTCCCAAACCATGGTGCGCTTTACAGCACCGTCGTTTCGATAAGTTCGCTTAATCTCAGCCATGGTACCACGCCCTGAGTTCGTTGTCAAGTATAGGTGAATATTTCTAACGCTTTTTGGGCCGAATCTTGCCGGTGCCCTTGTCGGCCTTGTTGAATTCCTTGGCCACTTTGACTGGAATGTTCACCTTCTTGGCGAACTTTGGGTTGTGTGCAGCAGCCGCCATCGTGCGAGCCTGCTTAGCAGATTTGCTCGGCATGGTTTATCCTCCAAATACGGAAAGACCGCCCCTTGTTAGGGGCGGCAAGTCTCAGGAGAACTTACTTGCGGTCGTCGATCAGCATTTCGGTGGAGTGCGGCTTCGTCGCAGCTTCCACCATATTCGGGCTGACCAACGTCGTAATGACGGCACCCTGCTTCACACCGTTGAATAGGATGTGAGCCAGCGGGTTCCGCATTTCGACACCCCATTCCGCCAGGATCATGCGGGTTTCGGCGTCGCCCATCTTGGCGAGGGGAATCGTCTTGAAGTTCCGATAGAACGCGGTGGCGAGATAATCCGGATCGAGGATCAGCGAAACGTCGGAAGGAACCCAACGTGACGGAAGAACCTTGATGCGACCGAAATCGGTGGCGATGATGTCCACCGTTGCGACCACTTCGGTCTTGCCGACGAGAATCTGCGATCCGTTGCGGCCATCGAAAGTGGAGACGGTACGTTTGATTGCCGGGGGAACGACCATGGTATCCGGCGAAGCACCGTTGGTGTACGCCTTCTGCATCGCATCGCCGACCATAACCTCAGTGAAAGCGACCTGGGAAGCGCCGGCAACAGCAGGGAAAGCCGTGGTTGCCGTCGTCGGAAGACCAGCAGTAACGCCGATAACCGCACCGGCAACTGCGCCGAGCTTGTCCAACGCACGACCAAGCCAATGGCAGATTGCTTCGGTCTTGCGAGGAAGGGTGGTGGCATCGCCGTCGTCACGTGCTTGACGCGAGCACATGATGGTTTCCATATCCGACTTAAGGATCTTGGAAGACATGGCCATCTGATGACCAAGCTCGGATCCCTTGCCAGCGGCGTCGGCGGCTTCCTGCGACCCGGAGACAGTCGCGTCGCGCTTCGAGATCTGCGCGACGTTGGTAAGACGAGCAGTCGGGGTGCCCGCCGAATTGACGTTCACGAATCCTTCGAGCTGCGCGTTGTTCGGATCGACGACGGGGAGATTCTCGGTCTGCCAGTCGAAAGTTCGGTTCTTCGCGTTGCGGCGGCGAGACATCGACATCACAGGGGTGTCGAACGGATCAATGTTGTAGATGCTGTTGGACAAATCTTCACGATTGCCCTTCGCACCGTAAGTGGTGAAAGCACCAGTTGTAACGGGCATGGTCAGCTACCTCTTGCAAGAAGTTGATCGAACACGACGGCGGCATCGTCGATGCGGCCCGTGCGGTTGAGCCTCTTCATTGCCGAGCTAACTCCCTTTTGGGCCGTGCGCTGTTTAGCGCTTCCCGCCCCCGGAGCAATCGGCTTGCCTTTCGGCTGTTGAATGACTGGCTTTGGCTTGGCAGCCATCATTCGGTCATACTTGGACGCTTTCAAGAGAACCTGAAGCATCCGGCTGTCGTATACTTGCGACAATTCCTCCTCGGTGAACCCGGATGACAAGCCGGTCTTCCTCATCGAAATGAGGTCCTTCGACTTCTTCTTTGGGTCCGACCAATTTTTGCGGTTCAAAGCTTCGAACTTGGCCGATTCTTCTTCGGCGAAAGCCGCCAGCTGAGCGCTGTTCGACTCTGCCATCTTCTTCTGGGCTTCATCCTGTTGCGCCTTTAGTTGCGCACGGAAGCCGTTTGCCTTCTCGTAGTAACGTTGAAGTTCCCGCGCATGGGCGGGGTCCTTGGCGAATTCCGCATCCCAATCCGGCTCCTTGGGAATTAGTGTCTCCATATGAGCTTCCATCTGCTTCGCGACGTTCATGGAATACTCATAGTTCTGCACGGCATCGGCGGCGGCGCGGCGAACTATCTTCTTCGCCTCGTCCAGCTGGTTCATCCGCCGATGGAAAGTCTCGGTGCGAACGTAACCCTCTAGGGCTTCCTTGATGGAAACCTCTACAGGTTCCCCATCGACGGTGACTTCAACTTTCCTTGCAAGGACAGCGGCTTCTTCTTGATCTTCGGCCCCTTCCTCTCCAGTATCGTCATCCCCGTCGTCGGACTCTCCTTCATCAGGTTCGCCCTCATCGGCATCGTCGCCGTCGCTATCTGATCCATCTTCTTCGCTAGGATCCCTTGGACCGGCCTTACCGTCTTTGCCATAGATTTTTACCTCCGGATCGGGTTCATCATCGCCGCCGCCCTTATCGGGGCTCTCTTCGTCGACTTCAATTCCCGCTCCGACGTTGGGGAACATAGATTCCACGGCGACCGGGGGAGGAGCAGCAGTTTCATTCGGTCCAGCCATCACTTATCCCCTTTGTTGTACTTCTGCCTTACCTTGTGGTCGGCGATGTACTGTTTTAATTGCTCTCGAAGCTCGGTAATGGCTTTGATCATAGCATGGGCGTGGGCGGCTGTCAAGCTACCGACATCCTCAGCAGTTAGTGTTCCTAGTGCCCTGGAATGTATACTATCCAGAGCTTCCTTCAGCACAGGATTGTCCAGTATACTTTCAGCTTCCGCCGCCTTCTCCTCGACCTCGAAATTAGACAGGCGGGGCTTCTGCTCCTCCATCGGGAACTCCCATCATTTGTCGCGCTTGATCGGGTATTTGAAGTGGAGGTGGTGAAGGTTGTGACACTTCGCTGGGGGTATTCTCCGCCTCGAATTCTGCCTCGTTGACATCCATAGCGAATTGGGCCTCGATCTTGGCGGCGTCGAGAAGTCCCTTGACCATCATATCGTCGCGGCGGAAATCGTCGTCGATGCGCAGCTTTCGATCGGCGAAATTGGACTTGCTGATTTCTGTCGCCATCTTGACGCGGTTCTTTTCCATCTCCGATTGTGCGAGGAGTGTCGCCGCATCCGGTTCTTTTGGTGTGGAAGCGATCTTTTGAACTGTTGCCTCGTCAATCTCACGATAGTACCTTCCGACGTTCTTGACGTTCGCGATGGCCAAAATGTCAGTGATAGTGTTGCGGTATTCCTGGATGCCGCAGAGAGGATTCTCCACACCGAATTGGGTCATAATGGAAGTCTGGGTAGCTTTCACATCTTGCAGAACCATGAGACGTGTCATATCCGAACCCTTCCCGAGGGTTGGATTAACCGAAATGCGCATGGTGGGGTCGAAAGTGGAAGGATTGACATCCACCCACTTGCCGCGAAGCTGGATCGTGCGCTGTTGATTTGGGCTGTTAACGATCTCGCGGAGAAGCCCACGGAATAATTGCTTCATACCTGTTTCGGCGAGAATGCGGGCACATAGTTCGATACGTTCTTGAGCACCCTGTACAATGGCGTCAATGCCGGTAACATTCGTGCTCTGCAATGCGCGGGGATCAACACCCTTCGACGCATCCGAAATGCCGGTACGGGATTGACGCAGACCCTCCATTATTCCGAACATCTTGAAAACTGGTTCGCCCACAAACATGTGGCTAATCGACATCACCGCTTCGGCTGGATTGCCGGTCGTACGGATCGGAGCGCCGATTTCGTCATTCAGCACGTCGTCGGTGTTGGTGATGGTCTGATTGAACACCGTACGGGGCCAGATCGACTGCGCAAGGCTGTCCAACGACCCTCGAAGCATATTTGTCTTGATGGTCTGGATATCTTTGACTAGGTCGGCAGGAGTATCACCAACCAAAGTATGAGGTTCAGGATCAGGACACCAAACAGCGAAGTTGGGGTACTGAACAACCTCATCGTACAGAATGTGATGATCATCCCCGATAGTGTGAATTTCACGAAGTTCGGCGATACCGTCCCCATCCTTATCAATTCGGATGTAATAGCACCCATAACGAACGTCCCAAGCATCGGACATATCCCCCTGATCCAGTCCTTGATTACGAAACAATCGATCGGTGGAGTAGTAATCCGGCGACTGGTTCATATAATCAACCAGTTCATCCATTTTGTATCCCTGCTCGACTAATTCAGACACGTTAACGATTTGATCGTGTCCGATCAGGGGCGAATTCTCCACGTCCTTCGCCTTTCGAGATACTCGAAATTCGTCGAGCGGCACCGAAAGGATGCGAATAATCGGGCTCGATTTGTTGAACCGGATGCGGAGGATTTCCAGCGTCTGCGGCTCTGTTTGCGACGGCTTGTGGTCGATCACCTGAATGGTCGGATTCTCGTGGACCAAGTATTGGAACTGCTCGTGAGTGACATTGTGGTATTCTTGCTCCGTGATTTCGTCATGATCCTCCGTCCACCATCGCATTACACCTGTCTTACAGCGCAACGCGTCCTTAATAATGTTGTGGATCAGCAAGAACCCCGGATTGTCCTCCCAGAGCACGTAGCCCAAATAATCGGTACACTGTCGGGCCATTTCTTCCTGGCCCTTATAGTTCGGGGAACAGTTCACCACATTTTCAGTGGAAGTAAAGATGCGAATAAGGCTGGGCAGAATTGCCATGACGGTATCGCGGAAATCGGTGGACACAGCCGACGATTTTCCATCGCCGTCTTGCTCCGGCAGTTCCCCGTAGAAATATCTGAGATTATCCTCGCGGGCGGGTCCAAGGACGCTCTCTTCGAAGTCGATGGCGTCGTCGATCATCGCGCGAACTGTACTCGCGTACATATTGTCGTCGTCTTTTTCGTCGGCAGCAGGAACATCTTGGTACTGCCCGATGACGCCGTTGTCGAACAATCTTTCGAGGGGCTGGCCGTTTGCGTTCCCTACCGTTGGGTCCTGATAGTTCATCGCAATCTCCTAACCCCGTTGTCCATGCGCCTAAGGTTGCGCCGCAAAGCACCTTCACCGATACCGATTACGTTCGAACCACCGGTCATCGGCCTTATCATATTTATTGCGACCGCGCCAACGCGTATCGCATCGGCGGCGTGGGAAGCCCAGTTGTGCAGTGGCTTGCCCGTCTTTGATTTGTGATAGTTTCGCAGCGCGGCGATGCCCGATTCGCACCGAACGCGGTCAATCCACATCATTCGGATAAGCGCTCGTGTCGCAGAAATTCCGTCCTCCACCGAATGGGATGGACAGACGAATACGTTTGGTAGCATTCTGTCCAGTACTTCTTTTCTGGAGACGCCGGTTCCAAGTTCCCGCGCCTTGATATCGTGCGGTAGAACGTGGCAACCGTACGCGTACGGCTTCGACTTGATCTGGTTGACATAGAACTCCAGACCTTTACCAGTTCCCTGAATAAGATCGATAACATGTAATTCCCTACCACATTGCTGCAGGAACCAAATAACGAGTTCATCGTCGATGCCCAAGTCCCAACATGTCCATACGAGGCTATTCGGATCGTAAGGAACACCAGTAATCTGCCCTAAAATGTCGATCTCGTTCAGAACATCGCCGTAATAGGATCCTTCCACCGGCGCGTCGAAGGAGCACATCATTTCGCGGGCGAACTCGTCCGCCGTCATGTCCTTCCGCATCTCTTCTACTTCGCCGGGGTCCAGCGCATCGGTCTGCGTAACCGGTATGCTGAACATATCCCATTGTTCTATCTCGCGCTCGGCGCGCTTCTTCAGTTCGTGGAAATGATCATCCCCGTTGGAAGTGCCAGATATTACCCCCCATCCTTTGTAGTCAGCCAAACAAGGGCGTATAACAGACCCAAGCATAGAAGGATTAAGCAGAGGATATTCGTCAGCGACCACTCCATCGAAATACAGGCCCCTCATCCGCTCGTAAGCCGCCGATCCTCCGTAGAGGTTGATCATCGCCCCGTTGGGCATTATGACCTGCAAGTCTCCTTCTACCACCTTGACGCGGGGTAGAACACCTGTGTAATACTTGTAGTAACCCCACACGAGGTCTTTGGCCTGCGCGAAAGATGGACCGATATAGCCATAACGCGGCGGCGGGAATGTTCGTGTGTTCTCGAGGGCTTTCCGAACGGTGTGGTTACACAGCGCAACTGTCTTCCCGGCGCGGCGATGCGCGACTAGAAATTTCCACCGTTTCAATGATTGATGCACGGGGCGGAAGTGCTCACGAGGAACATACGGAATAGTTATGACCGGTGCCTCTTGTTCCGCGTGAGCAACTTCCATCATTCTTCCATTTCGTCCAGCAATTTCTGGATATGTGCGAGTGCGTCTTCGGCAAATTGCTTCGCCGAAGTGCGGTCGTGGGATCCTGGGAAGTACCCGATCATCCTTACCAATTCTTCCGCCAGCCGTTTCGCCGAAATGAGATGCCCTTCCAATTCCGAGTCTTTCGCCATCTTTACCTCGGATCCCCGTTGGGATGACGCGAAATCGCCACATTGACCCACATCGCGACGCTTCGCAGCTGCCGAATGATGTAAGTCTTGTCCGGCCCTTCCGGAACAACGTCCTGTATTTCCTTGGCGTAGTTCGCGGCGGCGTCGCGCAACCGCTCCATATCCGCCGCTTGCTCATCGGTTGGTTTGAGATATGAAAAAGGACCCTGAGAATTACTCATTTACCACTCTCCCTTCAATAATTTGAGCATCGTCGCCGTTTGGCTCGGGGTCAGTTCCGCCGATGGAGGTTCCATCGGCCCACTGAACAACGATCGTACCACCTGCCGAATTTTTAATGTTAACTCCTCCGGCACCTCCAGTTCCCCAGCCTCTATTCTTCCCAATATTTGTGAGTACAAATCGAGACATCGTATCGCGTCGCGACGGGTCCAATTCATCTGTGAGTGCGTCTTTGACATTGGCTTCCGCTATGTCAACTAACCTATCAGCTGCCTCAGTCATTTCAGCGGATAGATAAGGTGATTTCTTAACGAAGTTGCGTAGCCGAATGGACGTGATCTTTAATAGCTTCGCCGCTTCCGATATGTTGCCGGACGCCATCCAAAGCGCAGTTCTGCATTCCTCTATATCTAGAGGTAGTTCGTTTGGCCGCTCTGAATACGGCATCGTAGGCAGAGCGGCCAAATCGTTTGGTACATGGCTGTCGTCCACGTATTCCTCGTTATCGTACTTTTATTTATCCTATCTTGTAACCGGCGTATTCACCACGCCGCCACCGATCGGACCTTTCGGCCTGTCGCCCGGACGTCCACCTTCCGGGGGCGGGTTCCTCGCGAGCATTCCGGCGTCCCAAAGCGGGATCGAGGGGTTCATGAACTTTGTGATGGGTGCCCCAGAGGGCGTCACTATGTCATCGAACACCACCGCCGGGTTCCCGTAGACGTCAGCGAAAACCTCGTCCGGTCCGGGGATTTCCTTGAATGCGGAACCGTTCGGCGTCCCGCGTTCATCCAAATGGATGTGCCCCAGTTCTCCGCGACCGACTTCGCCGGCGAGGCCGTGGATTTCGTCATGGGTGAAGCTGCGCTCTTCGACGCCGCCGCGATCATCCAAGGCCAGACCCGTGTTGCTGTCGAAGGTCGTCATCGCTCCGCCTACAACTACGCCGCCTCGCGAAGAACCCGAAGAACCATGCTTCGAAGCCTGTTCCTGCTGGCGCTTCTGTTCGTCTTGTTTCCGCTTCGCTTCCTGTTCCTCGGCGCGCTTCATCGCCTCGGCTGCTTTGCGTTCCGCTTCAATCTGTGCGGGCGTCCTGGTGAGTTCGATCATAGTACTTCCTCCTGGTTGTAACCGAAATTAACCTCCGCAGGGAAGCGGGATGCTATCTGCGGCCTTTCCCCGAACTTCTACCAACCGGCGCGGTGAAATCGAAATTCAGCGAATTGGACACACCCGCCGTGTCTCTCACTTTGATTGGACACGTCGCGGGTACTGCGAATAGGGATGGCTTCACCCCGGTGCCCACTTCTGTATCCGAAATAAAATCCGTCGGTTCGTCGTGACCGTTGAATACGATCACCGAAGTGGGGGTGAAGCCTGTTCCCGTCACCTTCATTTCCAGGTCAGCAGAACCGCATTCCGCCGTGTTCGGCGTCAAAACCGAAATGGTGGGTATAACCGGAGGGACGTATGTGTCTGGGTCTCTCTTGTCCACGTTTGATGTCAGAGGCGGATGCAATTCCGCGCCCGCGCTCGACAGTAGAAGGTGATGCCCCGACGGAAGGGGTACTTCTGGGTTCGCCATCACCGAGCAAGCCAAAGCGGGTGGGGGAGGGGGCTGCAACGTAGCCGGTCCGGTTGGTTCGCCGGCTTCATCCAAAGGGAGCCAGCCATGTTGGCCCGGCGAAAGTTCACCAACTAGATCGTCGTACTGACCAGCCATTTGCGATTCTCCATTTAAAATTCGCTGGGCGAATTTTAACACGCGCGCACGCGGGTGTCAATATAGGGTAGTATATTCAGAGCGGACCGGAATACGAATTTCTCCCAAATAGAGAAGGATGTAATAGGATCGATGCGCGAGGAGGCTGTTAAAGGCACTGGTACGCGCGTTGCGCGCCGTCTCAATTCGAAACGGGTCCCGCCCGCCACAACCAAAGGTTGTGGCGGGTTGGGGGGAGTTGCAACGAAGCCGCGGCGCAACTCACATGCAAGAAGCGTGCCACAACTATGCGACACTGTGTCACATTATGCGACACCCCTGCGATGTGGTTTTGTTGTATTACCGGCCAATGGTGGTCGGCAAACGGAGCACGTCTCATGTCACGCAAGTCCAAGGACCAAGCCACGCCCGCCACCGAAGTTGTGGCCGAGTTGCCACAGGTGGAACTACCCACCCTCGCCGACGTGGTGGAAGTCGCCATCGACGCCGAAGTCGCGGAAGACAACGCCAAAAAGGGCAGCGTCGTTCGTCCCACCTACAAGCACAAGTACGCCGAGCGCGCCGCAGCGAACGGCCTTGGCAAGGTCGCCCAGCGAAGCTGCTGGGACTGGTTGGCACAGGAACTAGCAGCCGAATGCCTCGATGGTTCCAAGATCAACATCGATCGGTTTCTGTCCATGCTGGAAGCCAACGGCGTGGATCACAGCCGCTGGACGAACCGCAGCAAGGGTTGGGAAGGTAGGCTCCGGATGACCGGGCGGCTCGCCCTCCAGAAGGTCGTCGCGGCGAATGGCCACCTCAAGACGATCGAGGGTGCGGAACTCGAAGCGCCCGCCGATTGGGTGGCGAAGTTCACGAACTAAGAAGGCGAGGCGGGGCGAAAGCCCCGCTAGCCACTTGGCCCATTGAAACGTTTCAGGAGATCGAAATGACCGAACTTGACTTCGTGTGCAGCGTTCTACTTATGGTTGTGCTTGGCTTCGTACTAGGAGTAACTTTATAGTTCTACGCGCGGCGAAGCCCCAGCCAGCGAAAGCAGCTGGGGCGAAGCTGT